GTCGGCAAACCGAGCCAACGCCTCCATTTCGTCGACCCGATCAAAGGCCGTGTCACCTCCGAGTATGTGTGCTGGTTATGAGACTTTGCTGCCAGCATTGTCACGCAACCATCGAATACGATGAGACAAAAGTGGCTTCTTGTCTCTGCGACCCTGACGCGCCAACCTGGGTGGCGATATCCCGTGACGGTCGCATCATGTCCATGTCGCAGGCATCCTACGAATATTTGCCGAAAGAACAGTAATGTCCTGCCCGTGGTCGCTGGTCGCAATCCATTGGATCGATGCTTTTGATTCCGACAACGGGTGGATCGAGATGGAAACTTACAAGCCTGAAGCCTGCCATGTGGTGTCGGTCGGTTTCCTGTGGCCCGGTTGCTTGGACGGGTACGTTTCCATCACCGGTTCATATATGCCCGACGAGTTGCCAAACATGAAAACAGTTGGTATGGTTACTCATATACCAACGGCGATGGTGCAAAAAATATCGTTGCTGGAACAACCACAATTCAAAAAGGGGCAATTAAATGACAAGGTATCGCACACCTAAACCAACCCACGGTTCGGCCGAATGGTTGGCCAAACGATGGAAGAATGAAAAAGGCGAGGCGCAAATATCGGCTTCGGTTGCAGGTGCCGTGCACGGGGCGCATCCATATGTAAGCCTTGCCGATCTGGCCACGGAACTTCTTAGCGCAACGCCGCCACAACCGCAAAAACCCAACGCCGCAATGGACAGGGGCAACCGCCTAGAACCGACGTTGATCAAATGGGCGGGCGACAACCTCAACCTCAGGTTGGTCACGCCCGACCATATGTATTGTTACGAGGAACCGGGCGTCAGATTGATCGCCACGGTGGACGCCATGAGCCTTGCCGAACCAGGGTACGAACAGGTCGTGGAAGTCAAGACCATCAACAAGCGATGGCAAGGGATACTGCCGGACTCGTGGTATTGGCAGGGCGTACAGTTGGCGATCTGCACGGGCGTGTTCAGCATCGATTGGGCGGTGTTTGATTCCGATTTGCAACTGCATCATTACGTGCAGAAGGTGTCATCCGACGACAAACAGGTCCACATAGAAGCCTGTAGGCAAGTGCTTGCCCAAATAGACATGGGCATCTACCCCGACAACGTCACGTACGGGTTCAACCACATTAGCGCCCGTTTCCCCCGCGGGGACGACGGCCTGATCAAAGAGTTGACGCCCGAGGTCATCGTGCAATTAAGGGAACTGGAAGCAATCAAAGAGTCTAGGAAACAACTCGACGAGCAGGAGGACAAAATCAAAACCCAGATATGCGGGGCGTTGGGTGACGCGGAAGCGGGCACGGTTGATGGTAGGCTGGTGTGCACCTGGAAAAACACCACTCGAATTTCTTTCGACCAGAAAAAATTTGAAGAGGAACACCCGGCCTTGTACGATAAGTTCAAGAAACAAACCACGTTCCGCACATTCCGTGCGGTTCACAAAGGAGGAAACTAATGCCACCATTCAACTTGGAAAATTACGAGACCGTCGAGGACAGGCTCGCGAGGTTCTGGTCGGAGCACCCGGACGGGCGCATGATCACGTCGATTCATTATTATGACGACACCCGCATCCTTGTCCGCGCCGAGGCTTACTTCGACAGAAACGACGCACGCCCGGTCGCGACCGGTTATGCCGAGGAACTGCGCGGGGCGAGCCCCGTCAACCGCACGTCGCACGCCGAGAACGCGGAGACCAGCGCCATCGGCAGGGCGTTGGCAAACTGTGGCTACGCGGCGAAAGGCGCGCGCCCGAGCCGAGAAGAAATGTCTAAGGTCGCCCGAGCCGCCGCGCCCGCGACGGTCCTGACCGCGGATTTTATGGACAAGTTCCGCGCCGCCTGCGAAAAAGCCGGTGTCAAGCCCGAGGATGTCGCCCAAAAAGCGGGGTTGGATTTGCACGGGTTGAAGGATTCGGACGCGCCGCGCCTGCGGGACGCGTTCAAATCTTTGCAGGAACAGGCCAAGGTTGAAACCCCCAAAGAGCAACCCATCATGGCGACAATCGACGACGTGGTGAAAGCGTTCGACGCGGTCGAGGTACAGCCAACCGTCAAGAACAAGGATGCCAAAGCCACCAACGCGCAACTTGGCAAGGTGCGAGGGATGCTCAACGCCGCCGGTGTGTCGGACAGGGGCGCGCAGGTTGATCTAATTTCGGACATCATCCACAGGAGAATCGTCAAACTTGACGACATGTCCAAAGGCGAGGCCGACGAGACGATCAAGACCCTGATCCTCCGCGCAGAAAGTTGATGAATGCAACCGAGCGCAAGGGCGATTGCCAAGGCAACAAGGAGAAATGCAACCTCGTTGACTGTCCGAAGTTCGGGTTGCTGGGGCGCCCATCTCGTGACGGTAAGCGACGGGTCCGTGGATGCAACGATCCTGCGGCTCGGGGGAAAAGGAATCGAACTAAAGGTGATGCTAAAGCCCGCCATGCCAGACGAAAACTTGGTTTGTCTGCTACAGGTAACGCAGGTTCTCGGCATGAGGAACATTGGTCCGGTTTTTTTCGCGTTGAAGTTAAAGCCGGTGCGCAGGTCAAGGCGATCAAAACTAAATTTAATGATGCGCACAACCAATCAAATTACGCCAAGGCGCTAGGCGACAACAGGCCGTTCGTCATGGTCGCGATGCCGGAGGGCAACTCCGACGGTATAGTCCTGATGACGCTTAACGAATTTTCCGAGTTAATATCTTTAATCAAGGACGTAACGACAACATAGGGTGCCCCTTTCCTTTGAGGGGAGTTGTCGTCCCCCGCTCAGGTTTTGGTATAGTTTTCTTGAGCGGGGGCGAAACCCCAAACCACAGACTGGAGACGCAATGAAGTTTTTTGTCAGGATTTTTCTTTCGGTAGTTTTGTTCTTGTTCGGTTCGGGCAAGGAAGCAACGGCCAAACCCATACCCACCGTCCACAGGTGCGCCCAATGGATGTCTTTGGCGATACAAGCCGGTTGGCGAACCGTCCACTTGCCGGTGCTCGACTACATAATCTGGCGAGAATCCAGGTGCGAACCGCATCAAATCAACAAGACCCTGAACAAGGACGGCTCGTGGGATTACGGCCTGACCCAAATCAACGACCGCTCATGGTGTCAACCAACCCGATGGTACAAGCAGGGCTACTTGCAATCATTGGGCATCGTTGGCTATTGTGATGACCTTCTGACCCCGATCAACAATCTAAAGGCGGCGAAAGCCCTGCATGACTACAGCCAAAAAACCAACGGGAACGGGTTCCAACCCTGGGGGCTATAGCTACATGGACCTACTGACCGAGTTCAAACTGTTGAATCAAAACGCGGAGTGGATGACCCAAGCCGCCTGTCGAGGCATGGATTTTCACGTTTTCTTTCCTGAGACGGGCAAAGCGCACGTGGTACCGCAAGCCAAGGCGGTGTGCATGGAGTGTAGGGTCCGACAAAAATGCCTTGATTGGGCCGATGAAAACCAGATTTTTTACGGGATATGGGGCGGGTTAACTGTGACAGAACGCAAAAGACGGGCTAAACTAAACACGAATGAATGAATCAAGCCAAGCCGAACTGGCCCTGTGGCAGGCGCGTTGCGACGAAATGCAGGTTGCATTAGAAAGAACGCGAGAACACAGGGACGAGCTTCAGCAACAAAACAACAAGCTTGTTGAGCAGAATAAAATTTATGCCAGCATGATTGAACGTATGAGAATCGCCTTGAGCGAAGGAAGGGAACTATGAGCGCAAGTTGGTACAAGTTAAAGTCCGGTGAGTGGGGAGTCAAGATCAAGCACGACGGGGTGGCGAACGAGCAGGTCACCCTGACCAATTCAAAGGGCAAGGAGTCCACCGTTTATCTCGTGTCCAGGGTGGCCAAGTTCGACGACGCGCAACTGTGGTCGGTATCGTTGGATCAACCAAACGATGTCGAAGAGGAGTTCTGACATGGAGTTCAAAGCCACACAGCACGAAGCAGAAGTTCTTGAGGAGTTGTTGAGCGAGCTTCTTTTCCTCGCCTTGACCGGCAACCCAAACATCCGCCCGGCATTGGTCGATCTTTGCGACGGCCTCTGCGAATCGTTGAGCACGGAATCCATCGAGCGCAGTAAAGACTACGCCCGGTACAGAAAAAACGAGTACGTAAAAACTCTCGACTAGCGCTACCGCTACCACTACCACTACCGAAACCATTTAGGCGCGCGAACTTGCGCTAAGCCGCATACCCCTTTATTTCGGGCTTGACTTTTTCGGCGGGCTCGGGCAATCTTTTCGGGTCGGCAAACCGCCGACCAGAGCCACAAAGGGGTAAGCAATGGACAACAACGAACTATTCGCAGAAGTTGAGCAGACGCTCAACGAAGCAACAAAGGAAATCGAAGCAAGCAACGACACCGTTTGGGAGAACAACTTCAGGCAGGTAGAACAGATACTTTATCGGGACAGGGGTATGGAAGAGGACACAGACATATACCTGCTTGAGTCAGTAGCGGAATCGGCTGTGGCTGTGATGGACTTTGAGAACAATCTCAAAGACGACACCGAAGTCATCAGGTCATCTAGGATGACGCCTGACGACATAGCCAACAGGGCTTTCGGCATTGCCCACGCAGCCAAAGGCGATTTGTACGAACTGCTCGGAGACCGCTTTGCGTCTTTGCTTATTGCCGATAGAGACTCGGTACAAGGCATAATGCTGCGTATGGCGGTCTTTATGAGCGCAACGGCAACAGACGAAGGCGTAAAGCCGAGCGAAGCAACGGACAAACAAGACGCGATAATGGTCGTGTTGGTGATAGAAGGCAAGATGTACTCAGCCGTACGCAACATCAACGACCCAGAGACGCCTAGTTATCAAACAATAGACTTGATGGAGTACGAAGGTGGTCAACGCCTTGTTGATGCTTTGATTGAGTTCTTTGTGTTCCCCAAGTATCTCAAACAAGAGAACCCAGAGGTGTTCAAGGCGTTATTGACCGACCACAAGAACAACCACGACAAGGAGATGAACGACCCAGAGAACAAGTAGCAAGTAAGTGAATATCAACACAAACACAACAAACAAAGGACAAACACAAATGGTTAAGAAGCAACTAACACCCCTTTCCGCTTGGGACAAAGCGGAGTTCGCAATAGCAAACTCATCACGGGTATTGCTCTACGGCGTACCGGGTACAGGCAAGACCTACTTCGGTCTTACCGCTGGTTTGCCCGAGAGCAAGAAGGCTTATCGCCTTATCTGTACGGAGGAAATGACTGACGCTGACCTTATCGGTGGCTACAAGCAGTCAGGCAACGGCACTTGGCACTTCCGCGAAGGTGTCGGTATCAAGGCTTGGCGCGAAGGCGCAAGGCTCGTCGTTGATGAAATCAACCGTATGAACAGCGATGTCGAGAGCAGGCTTATGGCTTTGACCGACACGGAGATGAGCGCAAGTTGGCAGAACGAGGAGACGGGCGAAGTCATCAAGCCCCACAGGGACTTCTCCGTTGTGGCGACTATGAACGGCGAGCCAGAGGACTTAGCACCAGCGATACTTGACCGTTTCGTGGTGCGTTGCCAGATAGACGAGCCACACCCGAAGGCGATATTGTCGTTGCCAGAGTACCTGCGCAGTTTGGCTGTCTCATTGACCAGCCTTTCAGCACCGTACAGGTACTCTTTGCGCAACTTCGTAGCCTTTGAGCAGTTGTACTCCAAGACCAACGACCTTGTAACTTGCGTACAGGCTGTGTTCCCAGAGAACAGCGAGCAAATCATTGACTCGTTGAGCATACTCTCGTCGGAGAAATCGCAGACCGTCGCGAAGGCTGACGCGCAATGACCAAGCAACCAAAGCGCAAGAGACCCAAGCAGTTGGGTGCGCCAAATGTGTTGCCCCTCAGGGTCAATGCCAAGCACAACAACTTCGTCAGTCGTGGCATATACCCCACGACGCTAGACGGCGTTGCCGTACAACTGAGTGCCAACAGCCAAGAGCACACATACACATTGCCAGAGTTGGAAGGCGAGACATATCGCACGCTACGGCAATACGGTTTGTGCCTTGCTCGGTACTCCATCGTGGACAAAGCGAAGTTTCTCAAACGGAGAAGGTTCGCTAGTCAGACGCTTGCGGTGGCGGAACGCGTAGTAGCCAACTATGTGTACCAAGTCATCTTTGGCGACGACCCGAGTGAAGGCACGGTACACCTAGCCCCACTTCAGTCCGCGCTCAAAGGCGACGAGCCTTCGTACGAAGCGATTATGGCTACTTTGTCCTATGTCGGCACTAAGGCATTTGACGAGTTGCTTGCTTCGGCACACGGCGACACCAATACCGTGCTTGCTCAAACCTTCGCCCGTATAGAACACCGTTGTGCGTCCTACGAGCACAACGGTAGTTGGTACAAAGGTTCGACCATTGACGATATCCAAAGGTACATCGGCAGAAGCGACAGACGCGCAAAGGCGCAAGTCACTTGGTGTTACGAGCAACTTTGTGCCATCATTGAGCAATGCCACAACGAGTTGGACAAACTCAAACAACGGAAGGATGAAAGCCCCATAGGACAACCCGACGCTGGCAAAGCAAGCAAAGGCAAACGCAAACAACCACCAAGGGCGGTCAAGCCTTTGGGCAAATCTGTTGGTTGGTGTCGCGCCGTCTTACAGAAGCCAGAACTGACCATATCCCACACGGGCAAGATGGGCAGGCGCGTCATCGCCAACAACGAAGGCAAGCACATACGCAATATCAGCAGGCTAGTTACAGACCCAGAACGACGGATATTCAGCCGTAAGACTCGGTCGCTTGGTGGCATTGTCGTCGTGGACTGCTCTGGCTCTATGAGCCTTACCGACGAGGAGTTGCGCCTGATTATGAAATCATCGGCTGGTTGTACGGTGATCGCCTATTCAGACGGAGACGCTGACGACCCCAATATCCCCAATATTTGGGTAGTCGCTCGCAAAGGTAGGCAAGTGCGCCAACTGCCAGAGTTCCCTGGGGGCAACGGCGTAGACGGCCCTGCGCTCATCTACGCGTTGTCCTTGCGTACCCACAACTGTCCGATGGTATGGATATCGGACACTATGGTTACGGGCAACGGGCTAATCGGCGGTCGCACATTGCGCAAGCAATGTATAGACCTTTGTCGAAAGCACAATATCCACATAGTCAACACCGCCGAAGCAGCGTCGGAGTTGCTGACCAAACTACAGTCTGGTCAGATAGTCAAACCACAACACGAAAGGGAAGACGATGAGCAATAACGAAGAGGAAATACTCAAAGAAGTTGAGCAGATAGTCAATCAAGCCTCTGATACCTACGATCAAGAGCGCAAAGATATGACTATGGCAATGCTTCCACAGATGGTGAAAGGTCTGTCCGATTGGATAAAGGACAACGAGGACAAGAGATTCAAGGGTATGGATATCTGTCTTGG